ATGACCATTGCAAAAACCATCGCTGCCGCCGCGCTCGTGCTCTGTGCTGCGGCGCCCGCTTTCGCCCAGGATCTGACCCCGGTCGGCACCTGGCAGACCACGACGGGCGAGTCGCGTTATGCCGTGAGCTATTGCGGCGACGGCACCGAACTTTGCGCCAAGCTGACCTGGCTGCGACAGGACGCCAAGACCCCGGAAAACCTGGCGCTGCTGAACCAGTATGTGGTGCAGGGCGCGCAGGCGACCGCCGAAAACAAATGGCGCGGCACCGTCAAATATGATGGCCACACGGTTTCCGGCTCGGTGACGCTGGTCGATGCAGGCAAGCTGAGCCTGCGCGGCTGCCAGCTGATCGCCTGCCAGAAAGTGGATTTCGTGCGGATTTGATTTTTTTGGCGATAGCCGGCGTTGAAGGCCCCGTTGCGCTGCAGCGGGGCCTTTGTTGCTTGCCCGTGAGGTCGCAGTCGTCTCCCTCTCCTTGCGTGGAGGGTGGCTCCGGTGGCCGGGGTGGGAAAGGAACTTATCCATCTTATCCCCGCGTGACGGTGATCCTGTATAGTTCAGGCATGGTCACGAAATTGGGTCACGAAGCGGAGCCGAGGGCTCCGATCCGCTGGGAAATCATCCGGGCGGAATATGAGGGGCGCCACTTCCTGCCCGCCGTCATCTGCGAGCGCCACGGCATCACGTCGGCGCAATTGCGCTATCGGCGGGAAGTCGAGGGGTGGCTGAGCATGAAGGCCCGTGTGGTGCGCCGGGAAGACCTGGTGGCGCGGATGCTCAAGGTTCTCGACAAACAGATAAGACGACTGGAGGCGGCGGTGGACGAACCGATCGACAAGCAGGCCAATGTGCTGAGCATACAGGCCAAGACACTCGACAAGCTGATCGAGATGGGGGCGGCGCAACCCAATGTGGAGCCGCCGACCGGGAAGGACATGACCGACCTGCGCAACAAGCTGGCCAAGCGCATTGAGCAATATCGCAATCGCTGAACCGGAAGGCCCCCTGTTCGTCGATCAGCTGAAGCTGACCCCGCAAGAGGTTGCCGACCGCGTAAACGATGCGGAGGCCGTGTATTTCGACTGGAATTCATGGGCGCTCGACAAGCAGCGGCCGCCGGAGGGCGACTGGACCACCTGGCTGCTGCTGGGCGGTCGCGGCTCGGGCAAGACGCGGGCCGGGGCCGAATGGGTGCGGAGCCTGGCGGCGCAGGAAATCGGGCCGATCGCCCTGGTGGGTGAGACGATGACGGAAGCCATTTCGATCATGGTGCGCGGGGAGAGCGGCATATTGAATGTCTGCTCCGAAAAGGAGCGGCCCATGCTGCGGGGGCAGCGGCTGATCTGGCCCAATGGGGTCGAGGCCGCCGTGATGTCGGCATCGGACCCCGACCGGTTCCGCGGGCCGCAATTCGCGGCGGCCTGGTGCGATGAGGTCGCGAAATGGCCGCATGGCGAAGACGCCTGGGACCAGCTGCAATTCGGCCTGCGCCTGGGCGAGCGGCCGCGGCAGATGGCGACGACGACGCCGAGGCCGACCCGGCTGCTGAAGCGCCTGCTGGCGGACCCGCATACGGTCGTGACGCAGATGGCGACCGTGGAGAACAAGGCGCAACTGGCGCCGCAGTTTCTCGAGGCGGTCGTGGCGCGCTATCGCAGCACGGTGCTGGGGCGGCAGGAGCTGGATGGGGAACTGATCGAGGACCTGCCCGGTGCGCTGTGGCAGCGCGGCATGTTCCGGCGCTTCGAGGGCGGCGATATCGGGCGCATCGTCGTGGCGGTCGATCCGCCGGTGACGGGCAATGCGGGGTCGGATGCCTGCGGCATCGTGGTGGCGGGACGGATCGGCGAGGGCGTGGCGGTGCTGCAGGATTGTACGCTGAGCCAGGCGCGGCCGCTCGACTGGGCGCGGCGGGCGGTGGCGGCTTACCACGGCCATGATGCCGATTGCCTCGTGGTGGAAGTGAACCAGGGCGGCGACATGGTGCCGGCTGTCATCGCACAGATCGATGCCGATGTGCCGGTGCGCATGGTGCGGGCCAGCCGGGGCAAATGGAGCCGGGCCGAGCCGGTGGCGGCGCTCTATGCCCGCGGGCTGGTGCGCCATGCCGAAGGGCTGACGGCCCTGGAAGACGAAATGTGCACGTTCAGGGTGGACGGATTGAGCGACGGCCATTCGCCCGACCACGTGGATGCGCTGGTCTGGGCGGTGACGGAATTGCTGCTGAACGAGTCAAGGCCGCAGATAAGGGGGCTTTAAGTCCGGGGTCAGTCGTCTCCCTCCCCACAAGGAGGAGGGTGGTCGACGTCAGCGCGAAACAGGATTTTGACAACATGCCGAACTGGATCAGCCGCCTTCTGGGCGGGCAGATGAACACGCCTGCGGAACGGAAGTCGTTTGGCGGGCATAGCGTGCTGAGCCTCAATCAATTGGGGGCGGCGAATTGGAGCAATCGGGGTTTTGCGAGCCTGGTAAACCAGGGCTTTGCGCGCAATCCGGTGGTTTATCGCTGCGTGCGGCTGATTGCCGAGGCGGCCAATCGGGTGCCGCTGGTGGTGAGCGAGGGTGGCCAAAGGGTGGATGAGCATCCGCTGGCGGCGCTGCTGGCGCGGCCCAATGGGCGGCAATCGGGCGGGGAAATGCTCGAGGCGGTCTATGCCTATCTGCAGACGGCGGGCAATGCCTATCTGCAGGCGGGGGTGGTCGATGGCGAGGTCAAGGGGCTGTTCTGCCTCAGGCCGGACCGCATGAAGGTGGTGGCCGGGGCGGATGGCTGGCCACAAGCCTATGACTATACGGCCGGCGGGCGGACCATGCGGCTGCGGCAGGATGCCGGGCCGGTGCCGGCGGTGCTGCATATGGCGCTGTTTCATCCGCTGGACGACCATTATGGCATGGCGCCGCTGGAGGCGGCGCAGACCAGCCTCGATATTCACAATGCCGCCGGCACCTGGAACAAGGCCTTGCTCGACAATGCGGCGCGGCCCTCGGGCGCGCTGGTCTATTCGGCGGGCGGGCAGAGCCTGCGGGCCGACCAGTTCGAGCGGCTGAAGGAGGAGCTGGAAGCCAATTTTTCCGGCGCCGCCAATGCCGGGCGGCCGATGCTGCTGGAGGGCGGGCTGGACTGGAAGACCATTGCGCTCTCGCCGCGCGACATGGATTTCATCGAGGCCAAGCATGCCGCGGCGCGCGATATCGCGCTGGCCTTCGGCGTGCCGCCCATGCTGCTGGGCATTCCGGGCGACAATACCTATGCCAACCTGGCCGAAGCCAACCGGGCTTTGTGGCGGCAGACGCTGATCCCGCTGGTGGTGCGGGTGGCGGATGAACTGAGCAACTGGCTGTCGCCGGGCTTCGGCGGGGCGGTGGTGAGCCCCGATTTCGACGGCGTGGAAGCGCTGGCCGAGGACCGGGCAGCCCTGTGGAGCCGGGTGGGCGGCGCGGATTTCCTCACCGACGCGGAGAAGCGGGCGATGCTGGGGATCGGGGAGCGCTGACCAATGACGCGGCCCATACGTTCAATACTGCGGGCGATTGCTGCCGTTCGGTTTGCGACCCTGGAGATCAAATTCGATCTGCTGCTTCGAGCATTGGAGCGGCGCTATCGACCCGACCAGCCGAGAGCGCCGAAAGGCACGCCGGAGGGCGGGCAGTGGATCGACGACCTGTTCAGCGCCAGCCAGCAGGCACTGACGGCGACAGAACACATTCGGGTGGCGGCCGGACCAAAGTGCGACGGGTTTTCCAGTGGCTGTCAGCTTGGCGGCAGTTTTGGTACAACCGGAATGTACCGTATTTTTGGCAAGACGCTGTGTCGGAGTTGCGCTCTTAAGATACTGGGGATTGAGAACCTGCCCCACATTGAGCAGCAAGAGACTCTGGGCCGCTTCGACTCGATGGGACAGAAATGATGTCTAGGCAACAGGCACTTTCAGCTATCGCTGTTGGGGACTTGATTTATGGCATTCGGGAGGATGGCCGGCCCGACTTATTGCTGGTTTACAGCGCCGACATCACCGGGTTTCTGGCCCGGAACGTGCCCAACCAAACGACGTTCAGGTTTGGGCGCGACGGCGAAGGACGTAGGATTGAAGACGGTCGGGGTTGCACGATCGTCTCCACCGCCAAGTTGCCCCCCGATCTGCACGAGGTTGCGATTGGTTTGGACCGACGGATGGGATCCAAACCTGAATATCCCGACTCCAGAGTCACAGAAGACGAAATCCGCCTGGTATTGACCCACGACGAGTTTTTCGAGGCGCGCTTGCTGCCAGGAATGGAGGGTCTTGTGCGCAGAGCTCAGAAGCTGCGCGGGGTCGAGAAAATCCTGATGGTGAACTGGGACCCCGCCCATGCGCGGGATAACCCACCCTTTCCGAACCAATACCACGATAGCATACCGGCATTGGTGGACCTACTGGGGAGGGCACCTTCGCAGAACGATGTGGCGCGATTTCTGACCGACCTTGCGTCCCAGCATCTAAGGTCGGCCAATGTGATCGAGCGAACCGATGCCGCCGCCGCCAGCTTGTTGCGGCTTCGTGAAACCTGGACCTGACAAAGGATGTTGTTGCGCATCACCAACATCTCCATATCGGATCGTGCCGCTGAAGTGCTGGACAGGTTGAGGGTAATGTTTCGACCCCAGGAACCGGGCGATGTGTTCGCACTGGCATACATGTCGAGCTTCACCGAAGCCGACGGGACGACTGTGAATGGATTCAGGCCGGGATATACAGTTCATTCCCTCGCGCCTGAGGGATTGGCCAGTTCGTATGTGCTGGCGCAGCCGGCCGGGGCACCTCAGTTCTATTTCATGCCGAAGTTCGACTGGAGCGCGGATGAGCAGTATCTCATCGACCTGGCCAGCGAGAGGTTTGAAATATTTTCGATAGCGCCAGCAAAAAACGTTTAGCAAGCGCACCGCACGCCCTCCGGGGCAGACCCGGGACTTACAGCGACCCAACACTCAGCAAGTGAAACGCCCTCGGGTCAAGCCCGAGGGTGACGATCCAGTTTGAGGAGATTTCACCATGGACGAGCTGACCAGAACCGTCATCGAGCGGGGTGATCTCGCACACCTTGCGCTGTTCCTGTGGGCGAGTGGCGCCAGTGCGCTTCTCGTGTGGGCTTTGCGCGAGATGGCCAAGGTGAATCAGCACTTCAACGACTTCGTGCAGGAGATCGCAAGTTTGAATCGGCTTTTCAGGAAGGATGACTAAGCCCATGGCGAACAAGCAGAATCGGGAGAATGCGCAGCAGACCTTCCGCCAATTTGCCTGGAACCTGGCGGGTACGCTGGCCAGCGCCAAGGGCGGGCAGAGGCCGGCGGTTCGGCCATCGGGGAAGCGCTGATGGCGGGTATTCCCATCGACGCCGAGGGACGGTTTTCCGGCTATGCCAGCATTTTCAACCGGCTCGACAGCGGCGGCGACATCGTCATGCCGGGGGCGTTCAGCAAGAGCCTCGGCAAAAGGCGGTACCGCATAAGGCTGCTGTTCCAGCATGACCCCAAGGAGCCAGTCGGCACCTGGGAGGCCATTCGCGAAGATGCCAATGGCCTTTTTGTTGCGGGGCGGCTGGTGCCCGGCGTGCCGCGGGCCGATGCGCTCAAACGGCTGATCGGGAACGGGGCGCTGGATGGCCTGTCCATCGGCTTCCGCACGGTGCGGGCCACCCGCGAAAGCGGGCACCGCAAGCTGTGGCAGATCGACCTGTTCGAAATCTCGATCGTGACCTTTCCCATGATGGAGGACGCGCTGATTGCGCCCTCCGCATATTCGACCGGCGCCGCCATAGTGGCCGCCACCAACACCATCCGCAACCGATAAGGACAGAAACGCATGGACATGACCAGTGACGGGCTTGAAACCAAGGCCGGCGCAGGGAGCGACGTTGGCGCGCTCTTTGCGGAATTTTCGCGCGCCTTCGAGGAATTCAAGGCCACCAACGACCAGCGCCTCAAGGAGATCGAGAAGCGCGGCGCGGCCGATGGGCTGATCGAGGGCAAGATCGAGCGGCTGAATGCCGTGCTCGACGGCCAGAAGGCGGCGATGGACCGCGCGCTGGTGGAACGCGCCCGCCCGCTGCTGGACGGCAAGGCCGCCCAGGACGACGGCGAATACAAGCACGCCTTTTCTGCCTATGTGAAACGCGGCGAGGAAAAGGCGCTGTCGGTGGGCGTCAATGCCGATGGCGGCTATGTGGTGCCTGTCGAGACCGAAACGGAGATCACCCGGCTGATGACGGCGGTATCGCCGATCCGCGCCATATCAGGCGTGCGGCAGGTGTCGGGTTCGGTCTACAAACGACCGGTCTCGGTGAGCGGCCCGGCCACCGGCTGGGTGGGCGAAACGGCTGCGCGCCCGACCACCAATTCGCAGACGCTGGCCGAGCTCAGCTATCCGACCACCGAGCTCTATGCCATGCCGGCAGCCACCTCGGCCTTTCTCGACGATGCGGCGGTGGATGTGGGCCAGTGGATTGCCGACGAGGTCAACGCGGCCTTCGCGGCGCAGGAAACCACGGCTTTCGTCACCGGCAACGGCACCAACAAGCCGACCGGGTTCCTGGCGGTGACCACGGTGGCCGAGAGCAGCTGGGAATGGGGCAAGCTGGGCTATGTCGCCACCGGCCTGGCCGGTGCCCTGCCGGTCAGCAATGCCAGCGACGTGCTGATCGACCTGGTCTATGCGCTCAAGGCCGGCTATCGCCAGAATGCGAGCTGGGTGATGAACCGCAAGGTGCAGGGCGCCTTGCGCAAGCTCAAGGATGCCGACGGCAACTATCTGTGGCAGCCGGCGCTGACGGCGGACGGCAAGGCACGGTTCATGGGCTTCGACCTGGTCGAGGCCGAAGACATGCCCAATATCGCGGCCAATTCGCTGTCGGTGGCGTTCGGCGATTTCCGCCGGGGTTACCTGATCGTGGATCGCCAGGGCGTGAGCGTGCTGCGCGACCCGTTCAGCAGCAAGCCCTATGTGCTGTTTTATACGACGAAGAGGGTCGGCGGGGGTATCGCGGATTATGACGCGATCAAGCTGCTGAAATTCGCCGCTTCGTAGGACTGTGATCCCGGCCAGCTAGAGTGAAGCCCCTGCGCTCCGGTGCTCGGAGCTCCACTCTATCTGACTCAGGCTGACGGCCCTTCCTTCGGCCGCGTCGTGCCCTCCTGACCTGCAACTATCACATCCACGGTGTCACCCCGGCGAAGGCCGGGGTCCATCCTGAGGTGGAGCAACACGCCGCGAGGTCGAGCCACCTTGCGGCTGTGGCGCGATCTCGAGATGGATCCCGGCCTTCGCCGGGATGACATCGGGGGTGGTGGGGGCGCGGTATGCCCGACCTCGTGGTTCGAGGCTCGCGAAGAGCTCGCACCTCACCATGAGGTCTCACGGAACGCAGAGTCGGAAGTAGCCCTCATGGTGAGGTGCGCTTCTTCAGCGCCTCGAACCACGAGGGCGTGCCACCAAAACCAAAAGGCAAAAACATGACTTCCTATCTTCTCGCGGGGCCCGCGGAGGAGCCGGTTTCGCTTGCCGAGGCCAAGGCGTTTCTCAAGGTCGACGACACGGCCGAGGACGGGCTGATCGCCACGCTGATCGGGGCGGCGCGGCTGCATGTCGAGGGCGTGACGGGACGGGCGCTGCTGGCGCAGAGCTGGCGCGTGGTGCTCGACGACTGGCCGGCGGACCGCGTGGTGAAGCTGCCGGTGACGCCATTCATGGCGGTGACGGAAATCAATGCCTATGACGCGGACGGGGCGGCGCATGAGGTGCCGCTGGCGCAGTTCCTGAGCGATCCCGACCGGTTGCTGCTGCCGGCCGATGTGGCGGGGATGCCGGTTTTGCGCGAGCGGCAGGGGATCGAAGTCGACTATGTCGCCGGCTTCGGGACGGAGCCGGAGGATGTGCCGGCCGATATGCGCCAGGCATTGCTGGCACTGGTCGGCTATTGGTTCGAGCATCGCGACGCGGTGATCGTGGCCGGATCGGGCGCGGTGGTGCCATCGGGCTTCGATCGCCTGGTGGCCGGCTACAAGCGGGTGCGGCTGTGAGCGAGCGCGTGCCACCGGTCGGCACAATGACCGACCGCATACAGCTCAAGCGCCGGGAAATGACCGGCGAGGCCGAGGGCGGGCATGTGGCTTTGTTCGTGCCGGTGACGAGCCTGTGGGCGCGGGTGCGCAGCCTGACCGGAAGGCAGGGCACGAGTGCCGATGGGCGGGCGGTGGAAATTTCTCACTCGGTCGTCGTGCGGTTTCGCAATGATGTGAAGCCGGGCGACCGCATGATCTATCGCGGGCGGAACCTCGATGTGGTGAGCGCCGCCGACCTCAACGGGCGGCGGGCTTACCTGAGCTGCACCTGCAGCGAAACCAGTTTCACGGGGTAGGGCGGTGCATCCGATCAGTCAGTTGCAGGGGGCGCTGGTGGGCGCGCTCAAGGATGATGCGGCGCTGGTGGCGCTGGTCGGGCCGGATGGCGTGTTCGACGCCGCGCCCAATGGCCGGCCGGCGCCCTATGTGGTGATCGCGCGGCACGACATGATCCAGCGCGATGGCGACGCGGCGCCGGGGCAGGAGCATCGGCTGCTGCTGCATTGCTGGGGTGACCAGCCCAGCCGCAAGCGGGCGCTGGACATGGCCGAGCGCGTGGTAGCGGTGGCGATGGATTTTGCCGCGGCAGGGATCACGGTGACGCATCGCCAGCATGTGCGGACGGAGACGGTGATCGACAAGGATACCGGGCTGGCGCGGGCGGCGGTGGGATTGCGGTTTATGAGCGAACTTCCCTTCTCCCCTTGAGGGAGAAGGTGCCCCGAAGGGGCGGATGAGGGGTTGGTTCCACGAGTATTGGACTCGTGGAGAGAACCCCTCACCCTCGAAAATCCTCTGAACGAGGATTTTCTATCCCTCTCCCTCAAGGGGAGAGGGAGATCCGGTGGATTGTGGAAACTTCGGAGATCAAACATGGCCGCTCAGAGCGGGAAGAATATGCTGCTCAAGCTCGACCAGACGGGGTCGGGGAGCTTTCTCACGGTGGCGGGGTTGCGGACGCGGGCGCTGGCGTTCAATGCCGCGACCGTGGACACCACCGACCAGGACAGCGCCGGGCGCTGGCGGGAATTGCTGGCCGGCGGCGGAGTGAAGCGGGCCTCGGTGAGCGGGGCGGGCGTGTTCAAGGACACGAGTTCGGACGCACAGGTGCGCAGCCTGTTCTTTGCCGGGACGATCCGCAACTGGCAGCTGATCATTCCCGATTTCGGCACGGTGGCCGGACCGTTCCAGATCGTGGCGCTGGAATTCGCGGCGGATCATGCCGGGGAAGTGACGTTCGACCTGGCGCTGGAAAGCGCCGGCGAAGTGACGTTTGCGGCAATTTAAGGTTATGCGCCGGCGGCGGTGCCTTCGCCTTCCTCCCCCTTGAGGGGAGGGAATGAGGGTGGGGGTGGTTCTGTGGTCCACTGATGGACCCCCACCCCCGACCCCTCCCCTCAAGGGGGAGGGCAGGCAGACTTCAAGATCGGGAAATCAACTCATGGCCATTCCGCAACGCGGTGAAATCGACGCTGTTATCGGCGGGGAGACCCGCACGCTGTGCCTGACGCTGGGGGCGCTGGCCGAGCTGGAGGCGCGGTTGCAGGCGGGGGATCTGGTGGGGCTGGCCGAACGGTTTTCCAGCGGCCGGGTTTCGGCGCGGGATCTGACCGCGATCCTGGGGGCCGGGCTGCGCGGCGGGGGCAATGCGATAACCGATGACGACCTGGCGCGGTTCAGCATCGAGGGCGGGCTGAAGGGCGCGGCGGAGATTGCGGCGCGGCTGCTGCGGGCGACATTCGGGGAAGCGGCATGACGCCGTTTCCCTGGGAGGCGGCGATGCGTTTCGGGCTGGGCGTGCTGCAACTGCCGCCGCGGGACTTCTGGCGCATGACGCCGCGCGAGCTGGCCGCGGCCTGGGGCGCGGTGATCGGGGACCGCGGGCCGCTGGGGCGCGATGACCTCAATGGATTGATGGAGCGTTTTCCCGATGGCAGATGAGCTTTTTCCCGACGGTTTTCGCGATGAGCTGGACAGCGTGTCCGTCGAACTGGAGCGCATCGAGCACCTGGCGGATGGCGTGGCGCGCTCGATCAGCAGCGGATTTCGTGGGGCGCTGCTGGAGGGGAAGTCGCTGAAATCGGTGCTGGGCGATATTGCGCGCAGCTTTGCCGATATCGCGCTCAAGGCCGCCTTCAAGCCGCTGGGTGACCTGGTCGGCGGGTTGGTGGGGAATCTGTTTGCCGGAACCAATCCGGCGCTCGGCACGGTGACACCCTTCGCCAAGGGCGGGGTGATCGCGACGCCGAGCTACTTTCCGCTGGGCACGGGGCAGGGCCTGGCGGGGGAAGCGGGGCCGGAGGCGATCATGCCTCTGGCCCGCGGCCCCGATGGCAGGCTGGGCGTGGCCGGTGGCGGCGGGGCCGTGCAGGTGACGTTCAACGTGACGGCCAATGACGCACGGAGCTTTGCGGCGAGCGAGGCGGAACTGAGCGCGATGCTGCTGCGGGCGGTGAGGCGCGGGACGCGGGGGAGCTGAGGCTTCTTCGACAGGCCGGCTTATTCTTCTCCCCGTCGGGGAGAAGGTGGCGCGCAGCGCCGGATGAGGGGGCCGGTCGTGGTCGCTGATGGATTCCCCCTCACCCGTCTCGGCCTTTGGCCGATCCACCCTCTCCCCGACGGGGAGAGGAAAAGAAGGGAGACTTCTCATGGCTTTTCATCCCATCCGCTTTCCGCTCGATGTCGCGCTCGGGGCGCGGGGCGGGCCGGAGCGTAAGACCGATGTCGTGACGCTGGCCTCCGGGCGCGAGCAGCGCAATGGGCGATGGGCGCATTCAAGGCGGCGCTACAATGCCGGCTATGGGGTGAAATCGCGGGCGGATATGGCGGCGGTGCTGGCGTTTTTCGAGGAGAGGCGCGGCCGGCTGCATGGGTTTTTGTGGCGGGATGGGCTGGATTTTTCCAGCGGCGGCGCGGTGCCGGCGGCGCTGGACCAGGTCATCGGCACCGGCGATGGCAGCAGGACCGCGTTTCAGCTGAGCAAGCGCTATGGCGCGGCGTTCGATCCCTATCTGCGGCCGATCACTCGGCCGGTTGCGGGGAGCGTGAAGGTGGCGGTGGCGGGCGTGGAACTGGCTGGCGGCTGGGCGGTGGAACTGACGACGGGCGTCGTGACGTTCACCGTGGCGCCGGACGATGGGGCCGATGTGACGGCGGGGTTTCTGTTCGACGTGCCGGTGCGCTTCGATACCGACCGGCTGGATGTGGAACTGACCAGTTTCGACGGGGCCGATGCGCCGAGCATTCCGCTGGTGGAGATCTTGCCGTGAGAACACTCGATATCGGCCTCGCAGCGCATGTGGCGCAGGGCGAGACGACGCTGGCCACCTGCTGGAAGCTGGTGCGCGGCGATGGCGTGGTGCTGGGTTTTACCGACCATGACCGGACGCTGAATTTTGGCGGCGTGGATTTCGTGCCTGCGCATGGGCTGGATGGCGGCGAAGTGCCGGCGCGGCTGGGGGCGCAGGTGGAGACATCGGAGGTGCTGGGCGTGCTGACCGCAGAGGCGATCGCCGAGGACGATATCCTGCTCGGGCGCTATGACGGGGCACTGGTGGAGACCTGGCGGGTCAACTGGGCCGATGTGAGCCAGCGGGTGAAGTTGCGCAGCGACACGATCGGCGAAATCATTCGTGAAGACAATGTGTTCCGGGCGGAACTTCGTTCGGCGAAACAGGGGCTGAATGCCACGCGCGGGCGGATTTACCAGGGACTGTGCGACGCCGTGGTGGGCGATGCGCGGTGCGGGGTGGACCTGGCGGATGTGGCCTATCGCGGCTTTGCCACGGTGACGGCGGTGGATGACGACCATCGCGTCGTGGTGGCGGGGTTGGGTGGGTTCGAGAAGGGCTGGTTCGGCTTCGGCAGCGCCGAATGGACGGACGGACAGCGGAGCGGGCTGCGCGATGGGGTGGTGAGCCATCAGCGCGCGGCCGATGGCGATGTGCTGGGTTTTGGCGTGGCGGTGGGGCAGTGGGTGACGGTCGGCGATACGCTTGAAGTGACGGCGGGATGCGACCGGCGTTTTGCCAGCTGCAGGGACAAATTCGCCAATGCGGTCAATTTTCGCGGCTTTCCGCATATTCCGGGCAGCGATTTCGTGCTGCGCCATCCGCGCAGTGGCGACGCGCTGGACGGGCGGGCGGTGGTGAAATGAGCGGCGGCGAGGTGGTCGCGGCGGCGCGGGAATTTCTCGGCACGCCCTATCGGCACCAGGCATCGCGGGCTGGGGCAGGATGTGACTGCCTGGGGCTGTTGCGCGGCGTGTGGCGGGCGCTCCATGGTGCCGAGCCCATGGCGATGCCGGCCTATCGCGCGGATATGCGCGACCCAACCCATGCCGGCGCGCTGCGGCAGGCGGCGGAGACGCTGCTGGTGGCAGAGACCGGGCCGATGGAGGCGGGCCAGGTGGTGCTGTTCCGGCTCGGCGGCATGGTCGAGGCCAAGCATTGCGGGATTTTGGTGGGGCCTCAGCGGTTCATCCATGCGCAGGAGCGGCTGGGTGTGGTCGAGGCGAATTTGACGGAAGCCTGGGCGCGGCGGGTATCGGCGCGGTTCCGGTTTCCTCTTACCTCTCCCTGGGGGGAGAGGTCGCTGCGCAGCAGCGGGTGAGGGGGCCTTCCCCTCGCTCCATACCCAGAAAAGGCCCCCTCACCCGACCCAAGGGGGTCGACCTCTCCCCCAAAGGGAGAGGTGAAGAGGTGGCGACTTCAAAGGATATATTCACATGGCCACTCTCGCGCTTTCGCTTGCCGGGCAATTTGTTGGCGGCTTCGTGGGCGGGCCGCTGGGCGCGACCGTGGGGCGGGCGCTGGGAGCGCTGGCGGGCAGCGCGGTGGACGGGCTGCTGTTTGGCGACAAGAGCACGCCCGTTGGCAACGACATCAGGCTGCAGGGATCGAGCGAAGGCGGGGCGGTGCCGCGGCTTTATGGCTGGAGCCGGCTATCGGGCAACATCATCTGGGCTCGGGAGCTGGAACTGCTGGCGGCGCACAATGCCGGGGCCAAGGGTTTTGGGCAGGGGCCGGACGAGGACGTGGTCGGCGCCAGCTTTGCCGTGGCCTTTTGCGAGGGCGAGGTGCAGCGGCTGGGGCGCATCTGGGCGGATGGGCAATTGCTCGATACCGAGGGCCTGACGCTGCGCTTCTATCGCGGCACCGAGGACCAACTGCCCGATGGACTGATCGAGGCGACGCAAGGGGTGGCGCCCGGATATCGCGGCCTTTGCTATCTGGTGGTCGAGCAATTGCCGCTCAACCGGTTCGGCAACCGCATTCCGCACCTGTCGGTGGAACTGTGCCGGGTGGTGGGGGACCTGGAGCCGGGCATTCGCGCGGTGACTGTCATCCCCGGAGCGACGGAATTCGGCTATGACCCGGCGCCGCGGGTCCGCATGGCCGGGCCGGGGCAGACCCTGGGTGAGAATACCCATGTGTCGGCCACGGTGAGCGACTGGACGGCATCGATCGACGAGCTGGTGGCCCTGTGCCCCAATCTCGAGCATGTGGCGCTGGTCGTGGCCTGGTTCGGCGATGACCTGCGCTGCGGGCATTGCGCCATCGGGCCGCGTGTGGAGGCGGCGGAACGGACGGTGCTGGGCGCCGCGTGGAGCGTGGCCGGGCTGGGGCGCGGCGACGTGCCTGTCGTATCGAGCCACGGTGGCGGCGCGGCTTATGGCGGCACGCCATCGGATAGCTCGGTGCTGGCGGCGATTGCCGACCTCAAGGCGCGCGGGCTGGGCGTAACGCTCTATCCCATGGTGATGATGGACATTGCCGGTGGGAACGGCCTGCCCGACCCCTATGGGGGGAGCGGGCAGGCAGCTTACCCCTGGCGCGGGCGGATCACCTGCCATCCGGCGCCGGGGCAGCCGGGCTCGCCCGACCAGACGGCGGCAGCGGCGGCGCAGGTGGCCACGTTTGCTGCGGCCTATCGGCAGATGGCGCTGCATTATGCCGGGCTGGCCGTGGCGGCGGGCGGCGTCGATACGCTGATCATCGGCTCGGAAATGGTCGGACTGACCACGGTGCGCGGGGCGGGGAACAGCTTTCCCTTCGTATCGGAGCTGGTGACGCTGGCCGCTGACGTGCGGGCGGTGGTCGGCAGTGGGACGACGCTGACCTACGCGGCGGATTGGAGCGAATATTCGGGCTATCAGCCCGGCGGCGGCGAGAAATTCTTTCACCTCGATCCGCTCTGGGCCTCGCCCAATATCGACGCTGTCGGCATCGACAATTACACGCCGCTGGCCGATTGGCGGGACGGGCATGGGCATGCCGATGCCGCGCTGTCGGCGGACGGCTATGACCTCGACTATCTCAAGGGCAATGTCGCGGGCGGCGAGGGGTATGACTGGTTCTATGCCAGCGATGCCGATCGGGCGGCCCAGGCAAGGACGCCGATCACCGATGGGGCCTATGGCGAGCCATGGGTGTGGCGGTTCAAGGATATCCGCAGCTGGTGGAGCCAGGCGCACCATGACCGGCCGGGCGGGGTGCGCAACGGGTTTCCCACGGCCTGGGCGCCAGGTTCGAAGCCGGTGGTCTTTACCGAGCTGGGCTGTGGCGCGGTCGACAAGGGCGCGAACCAGCCCAATATTTTCGGCGATCCCAAGAGCGCCGAAAGCGGGCGGCCGTATTTTTCGGCGGGCACCCCCGATCCGCTGATCCAGCGGCAGGTATTGCGGGCGCATCAGGCATGGTGGGGCGATGCGGCCAACAATCCGGCCGGCATGGTCGATATGGACCGGATGTATCTGTGGACCTGGGATGCGCGGCCCTATCCGGCCTTTCCCGCGCTGACCGAGGTGTGGGCCGACGGCCCCAACCATCGCAACGGACACTGGCTGACCGGGCGGCTGGGCGGCATGGCCAGCGACGAGCTGGCCGAGGCCATAGCGGCAGATCATGGCGTGGAACTGAGCGCCGAACCGGCGGCGCCCCTGGTGGGCGGACTGGTGCTGGGCACGGCAACCACGGCGCGCGAGGCGCTGGAGCCGCTGCTGGCGTCGACAGGGCTGAGCCTGCGCAACGGCGTGGATGGGCTGCATCTGGGCATGGGCCGCCGCGCCGAGGCGGTGGCGCTTGATGCCGATGAACTGGCGGTGGGGGAGGGTGCGGTTCTGGCGCGCCGGCGCGGCGATCCGGCCGAGACGCCGGGACGGCTGGCGCTGACCTATCTCGACCGTGAGCGCGATTATCTGACCGGTACGGTAACGGCGCTGAATGGCGGCACAGGACCGCTTATGGGCGAGACGAGCGCGATGACGCTCGACGGCTCGGGGGCACGGCTGGCGGCGGAGCGGATGCTCGATGGCCACAGCATGCAGCGCGAGGTGCTCGATTTCAGCCTGCCGCCTGCGGCGCTGGCGCTGGAACCGGGCGACGTGATCGAGATCGGCGGGCTGGCCGAGGGGCCGTTCGAGATCGGCGAAATCCGCGATGGATTGATGCGGAAAGTGACGGCGAGGACCTTGCCTGCGGGCAGGGCCATCGCGACGGATATCGATCGGCCGCTGGCCTCGGCTGGCGGGGCGCAGACGCGCTCGCTGCCCGTGGTGACGGTGGCGCAGCTGCCGCCGCTCCCGGGCGATGTGACACGCTCGCGGCTGGTGGTGGCTGCCTATGCGCAGCCCTGGCCGGGCAATGTGCAACTGGTGGATGACACGACCGGCGCGGTGGTCGCGACCCTGCCGCGGCGCGGGGTGCTGGGGACGGTGGCGACGCCATTGTTGCCGGGGCCAGTGGCGGTCTGGGACGAAAGCAATGTGGTGGAAGTGACGCTGCTGGCCGGACATCTGGCCTCGGCCGAGCCACTGGCCGCCTTGTCGGGCAGCAACCGGCTGGCGGTGGAGAGTGATGACGGCAGCTGGGAGGCGATCGGTTTTGCCGAGGCCGAACTGGTATCGGCGGGGCGCTATCGCCTGAGCCGGCTTTTGCGCGGGCTCGAGGGGACGGAGGCCGGCACGGCCAGTGTCGGCAGGCGGGTGCTGGTGCTCGATACGCGGACGGTGACGCTGCCGGTCGAGCCGGGGCTGCTGGGCGAGGCGCGGGATCTTCGCGTCTATGCCGGAGCTGCCGATATCGCGGGCACGAGCCTGGTGGTGGAGACCGATCCAGCGCCGGCCCTGCCGCTGGCGCCGGTGCATCTGCGGGCGGTGCGCGACGGCAGCGGCGATATCGGCTTGCGCTGGGTGCGGCGCAGCCGGGCCGATGGCGATGGCTGGGGCGTGGTCGACAGTCCGCTGGAGCATGTGCCCGAGCGTTATCGGCTGACGATTCTCGATGGCGCGACGGCTTTGCGCGTGGTGGAAACCAGCCTGCCCTCGGCGAGCTATTCGAGCGCCGAGCAGCTGGCCGATTTCGGCGCGCCGCCGGATTCATTCGATTTCACGGTGGCGCAACTGAGCGCGGTGCTGGGCGAAGGCCATGCCGCAGAGGGGGAATTTCATGGCTAGAAGCCGTTTCGATATCTGCCTCGACGAAGTGTTGCGACAGGAGGGCGGCTATGCCGACCATCCGGCCGACCCCGGCGGGGCCACCAATATGGGCATCACCCACAAGACGCTGGCGCGCTGGCGCATGGTCTCGCCGTGGTGGAAGCTGCCCAAGAGCGCGGTGATGGACCTGCAAAGGCCCGAGGCGGCGAAGATCTATCGGGCAAGCTACTGGGATCGCAGCCATGCCGGGCAATTGCCTGCCGGGCTCGACCTGGCGCTGTTCGACTACGCGGTCAATTCCGGTCCCGACCGCGCCATACGCACCTTGCAGGCCGAACTCGACGTGGCGGCCGACGGGCAGGTGGGGCCGCTGACGCTCGGGGCGGTGGAAACCTATGCCAACCGCAAGGGGCTCGGCGCATTGATCGGCGCGCTCTGCGACCGGCGCCTGGCCTTCCTCAATCGCCTGCCGACCTTTGCCACTTTCGGCAAGGGCTGGACCGCCCGCGTGGCAGCGGTGCGGGCGGCTGCGCTCGACGCTGCCGGAACGTCGGCGGCGCCTTCGACAAACCTTCAAACCTGGAGAATTCTCATGGACATCCTCATCGGCTACCGGACCTATATCGTCGCCATTTTCATGCTGGTGGCGGGCTTGGCGCAAATGCTCGGCCTCGACCTGCCTGCACTGGATGGCAGCTCGGCGGGGCACCTCATCATGGAAGCGCTGGCTGTGCTGTTCCTGCGCAAGGGGCTGAAGGGGGATTTGGGGAAGGTGTGAGGGCGTACCGCGCGTGGGAGGCCCGCTCAGTTTCATGCCTTGTTCAGATGTCTTGTCCTACCGATATATTCGTGCTTGAACTCGCCGCAGTTAGGAGCCAGCATGAAAAAGCTTCTGGTCAATGCCGAGTGGGACGACGAGGCGTCTGTCTGGGTCGCCACAAGCGACGACATTCCGGGCCTTGTCACCGAGGCTGCGACCCTTGATGAACTGCTGGAACGCGTTCTGGCCGTCGCGCCAGAACTGCTGGAGGACAATGCCCACCTCATTGCGGATGCCGGCCATCCCGGCGAACTCATTGACGTGTGTATCCAGTCCCAGTTCCGTCTCGATGGGGCTCGTGCGCATTAA